AAGTGATAACATAAGTTGTTGTATAGATTTGTATATATCACTTAATTGTCGTATAATCATATAGGAAGCCAATTCTAAATGTTTTTCAAGTATCTCTTTTTATCTTTTGGAGGTCATGAATGTTTGATTTAGTTACGCTCAGTATGCACGATGCTCTGAAATTCAACCCAGATGCTGCCTTTGCAATGATTTCAATAACGTCAGAGGAAGATGTTGATTTCCCGGATTTGCCCAATAGGCTTGGTTTGTTGAGGCTTCATTTCTATGATGAGGATAGATATACAGAGCACAGGCCGCCGATGTCTTATCTTCAAGCCGCAAAAGCCTGGAGTTTTATACATCGATACTATAGACAGGTTGAGGTTATTGCATTACATTGTCTTGCGGGATATTCTAGGTCTCCGGCAATGGCAGCAGCAATAGACGAGGCATTAGATATCTATGGGGATAACCGATGGTTTAGAGACTACTCTCCAAACATGCACGTCTATAGGACGATGCTAAATACCATAAAGTTTTATGACGAAGTTATAGAAGGGTTTATCAAAAAGGGCATTGATTTGAAAGCGGAGGGAATAGCCACAAACATCTTCTTTCACCAAAGCCCATCAACAATGAAAGGAGCGATAGCAAATGGCACAGCTTGAGAGCACTAAAGAATCACCAGCGGTAAATGCTTACTTTCAAGTAAGTGACAGAGAACAACTAGAGTTTTTATATAACCTCCTTTCTGACTTCCTTCAGAGGGAGATAGACAAGGATAAATGTGCTCCAGATAAGTATGAGGAATTTTCCAACATACTTAACAAACACAAGGAGATAGCAAGATACTTCCTTGCTGATATATCAACGGTCTTGTTTATGAGCGAATCTTTAGATGACATTAGGGAATATATGCGGGACTTGTATATAAAAAGTATTCCCCCGGAAGAAGTCAAGGCAGATATTGCTGCCAAGCTTGGATCTCTTGCCGATAGCAAGGAGTTGGGTGAGTAATGTTTGGTTGGATTGAGGTTAATGGGATATATATACGCATACGAGAGATAGTAAGCGTGAGCGACATTATTGAGACAGAGACTGGAAAGTATATGTTTTATGTTCAAGGGAAGAAAGAGAGATATTATTCCCAAACATTCTATTCGAAGCTGATGGCTGGCATTGCTCGAACCAGGATTATATACAACGTCTCTCAATATGAATCGGCTCACATAACAAACAGAGGATCTCTTATTTACCTCAATTGAGGAGGTTTATTATGGCTAGATTGCTCTTAGGCCCTGCTACAGACATATATCTCACCATAGAAGAAGCGGCAAACTTCTTAGGGAAGACGCAAGAAGAGATAAAGGCTTCGTTAGACCTTTATCAGATAAATGGAAAGGGAGATTACTATGTTTCTCTAGCAGAGACCTCCAGAGACACCAATAGTGCAAAGGCAAAACAGATTATTGATTACGTATATGAAGCCATTGGTGATATTCAGATAATAGCTGACTCGTTGCAGGCTATAGGCACGGATATTGGGTCTCTCCTACGAAAAGAGCACTTGGAGATTGTGGACAAAGAGAAGAAGAGCAAACGCAGAAGACGCACTAAATCTAAGACTTGAAGAGGGAATGCCTTTTGTCTATTTCGCATCTTTGGCGACGGTTCATCAACACTGCCGCTTACAACGTTGTGTCTTGTATAGAGATCGATGAGGAAACCGGGCAACAAATCAGGTATGAGTATATAAAAATACCAATGATTATGGAGGATGATTATGAAGAAGAATACGAAGAAGCTGAATGTGTTAGTGGTCTTTTGGTCGAAGAAGAAGCAGAGATATTACTTTCAGAAGCTAAGTGCTTTGCCGGAGAATTTGGACCAGCCACATTTACAAGAGATAGCTAAGAGATATGATGAGACTACAGAGGCAATAAGCATGTATGACACAGACATAATGGGCTCTTTGCCATTGGAGATTCAGAGGGCTACTGGAAAGAAAAAATATACTGAGCTTTCTATATCTCATTGGCAAATGTTATGGGGACACATAAGAACGTCTATGATGATAGAACGACAACAAATTACTCAGGCCATGAAAGGAGATCAATAATGCCGGAAGAAAAAGACCTAAACGTAACTGAAGAGATGCTACTAACAAGCTCGTCTCAAAAACAAGTGATGAAAGCACTACAGCGTTTCTATAAAGATGCTACCAATATGGTCCTAGGCGAGCAATCAAATTATCTTCTGCTACTTGATAGAATGGCAGATGTTTATTGCTCTAAGGGCAACGACGAATTATGGGACCTTATCCACGAAGCCAAAGAAACTTCATTTAGCTTATCCTTGAAGAAGATGGATGTTTTGGCAGAGATCCTGGTTCTGATAGAGGAATTTTATTCATAGGGGGGTATTGCCCCCTGCTTCTTCTTAAAAACTCCGCTTAAATTGGGTCAAGAATCATCTTTTTTCTGCTGGACGACTATTTATATATCCCTGCTGTTTTTCTTTCATTCTAGGGCATTTTAGCAGGTCTTCTTAGCAATTCCTTCTGATTAACCACAGTTATCTAATGTTACAAGTTTCATAACTCTTGACATTCGTAAAGTCATATGCTATTATAACTATGTTCTTACCTATCTAAGCCCTTTATAACGTTTTATTGCATAGGAGGTACAACATGGTAGAAATGCGTGAGATGAAAGTGTTTAACAAGGCAACAAAGAGAGTAGGATTCGTGAGCAGATTCGACAAACGCCACGGCTTAGTAATGGATTATGAGGTAGAAGGGGCAGAATGGCATGAGAATGTTCTTCCTTCTGATGTAATCTTCCTTACAGACGCAAGAATTGTAGATCATGCAGGGAAAGGATTGTTTGAGTACGACTACATAAGGCAATACTTGCATGGTGACATATCTTCTTACTTCTATGTACTACGCTTCGGGCCATACTATTACCGAGACGAAAGACATATTGGGTTCTATCTTGAGAGAGTAGCATATATCGAGAAAGACAAAGAAGTTCTTTTCTCTAAGAAGGAACGTGAAAGCTTTCCGGTGGGGGTACTCTTCGGGAACTTCAATAATTCTTTCTATGTCGTTGGGAATTTATTACAAGATCCCTCACGGTTTAAGGCCGTCGATGACGAGTCGATACCAGAGCGAGAGGTTGAGAGATTTACGATCTAGTTGGCTTTTTGCTAAGGGTCGGGTTTGCAATCCTAATTCTTTTCTTAATTCTGAAATCCAATGACATAGAAAGGGGAGGTCCTCAATAGACAGAAACGAATTCAAAGAATACGTGGAGATAGCCAAAGAAGCAGCAAAGAGTCATCACAGAATTATGGTCAATACCAAGACCGGGACTGTTACGTCCTACTCAAAGTTAGGCCCTGGTCATGGAATCCCTTTAGGATTTGAGCTCTTGTGGGACATTGACGATCAATTGATATCTGCTTCCAGGCTAATTGACAGAGATAACGAAGATGGGACAACACTCCTTAAGAACCTTACAGAAGTTTTTATCGAAGAAGCCTTATATCAAATTGTAAGTTGGCGAATAAAGTATGAGCTTGCCAAGAAAGGGGAGACAAATGTCCAAGAAGAGCAGAGAGAAGACAATTGAAGAGCACAAGCTGCTTAGTAGACTTAAGAAACTCAAGATAGAAGATGGGGACGTAATAATTGCAGAAACCGATTCAGAATCAGAAGCAGAGAAGTTTGTTGACCTTTGGCAAATGATGGTCGTGCCGTTTCTGAAGACACATCACAAATCTGCTTTTATTCTAATCAAATCTCCAGACATTGTAATGTCAAGAGCTAAATTCGACAAGAAAACTTCTACGGCAACAAGATCCCAAATTTTAGGGATAACGCCTGACGGTGATGCAATATGCCTAAGTGAGTCAAAGATAATCCTCCTTGATCCCCACGGCTCGGCTAAGGACTTAGGTAATCCCGAAGGCTTACTCAAAGCTATTGAGACCATTGTTAAATAAAGGAGGCATGGTAATGGATCTTACTGCAACAGAACAGCCAAATAGGACAACGCAAGACTATGAAACAAAGATAAACTCTTTAGTGCAACATCTTGACTTCATGAACAAGAAGATCGATTTGTTCCTTGATGAATTGTCGAAGAGTAAGAAACAGAAATCAAAACTTCTTTCCTCTATGAGGCACGATGTTAACACAACAAATGGGAATCGGCTCAAAAGGCTTGCTAAGGCTCCATATGCGTCTATCCGCAATATCGCCGACAATCCTTCAAACCGATTCCTTAGAATCTCGACAAGATTCATTAGAGACTACCATAATTTTACTGGTCCTGTTGAACTTTACCTGACAGATCAGAAGTTCCTATATCTTATCCCCGAACCCGCTTCTATATCTCTATACGGAGCGACTAAGCTTGCGACGGCAAAAATGTACTATCATAGTGCTTCGGTGGGATTTAGGCTTCCAAGCGACGTTAGCCTGGGGAACTTTATAAGTGCTTATTGCTATATACATCCTGGCAAATCGCTTATAAAAGTAGACTTAACCCAAGTGATATGTCCAAAGACAGGAGATGTAATTTCAATGTGGCAAGGCTATTCTCAGATGTTTATGGGGGTCACAGTATGAGAGAGATAAAGCATGCTTGGACCGGAAGAGCCTCGGCAGTTGCCTTAATTGATTATATGGGCGATGAGGATAGGATATGTGAGGTTGCCAGGATAAGTTATAACAGAGAGGATACAAAAGCTAAGGAACGCTTGCTTTGGAGACTACTTAGCGATGGCCACGGGAGTCCATTTGAACACGTAGATTTCGAATTCTTTATCCATGCTCCTATACCTGTTAGGACTCAACTATTTAGGCACAGATTGGCTTCTCCAAATGAGTTATCTGGTAGATATGTTAATGGGACACAAAACGGATTCTATGTGCCAGAGATGGGCGAAACAGAACGAGAGGATTATCTTGCCGTTATCCAGGAAGCAGTTAATATGTATCAGAGGCTTATGAGGAAGGGTATTGCCCGTGGTACAGCTCGAATGATACTTCCACAAGGGCTTATGACTAAATTCTATTTCAAAGTCAATGCTAGAAGCCTTATGAACATCTTGAATCAGAGACTTTCATATCATGCCCAAAGCGAGACGGCTGAACTTGCGACAATGCTTTACGAAGCGATGAAACTGATCTTGCCTAATGTTGCTGATATGCTATTTAAGCTGTACCCGACTATGAGGAATGTCTACCATGATATGGTTAGGTATATTATCTATGAAGAGAAGCCAGAAGTTCCTTGGGAACCCAACATTAGAGATAGAGAGTTCTTCTTAGAGGGGATAGAGACGGGCTAAATGCCCGTCTCTTTTCAATAGAAGTCATATCGGAAACCTATCTTCTTTGTTGCTGTAAAAAGCCAAATTTCGATCCATTGTGTGTCTTTATCGATTATACTCTTCATATTACTTGTGATCTCTGGAAACCTTGAGAAAAGATCCAGTTCACATAATGTAAATTTTAGAGTTTTCGAGGGAAAAAGAAAAACCACTTGACAACTAGAAACGATGGTGGTAATATAATTGATGAAAGGAGAGTGAGGACCTATTTCTGGGATTAGTAAAGATATTGTTGGTTTTCTGAAGACAATGCCCAAGGAATTGTTTTCAACAGCCCTGTTCATAGAAGAGGAGTGGAAATCATTATACTTTTCAATCGCTCTCCTGTCAGCCGGTCAGGGAGAGGCTGCCACGGTACGATATATAGGAATTAAACCTTTAGCGATGGCAACAAATCTAACAGTAGGGAGAGTATCTACTATTCTAGCCAATCTAAAAGTGAAGGGTTTAATTGACGCAGCTCACATAGAGCGTGGTGTAGGTAGCATCTATATTGTCCGGGTAGCGGATGATTCATTAGAGCTTAGGCCAATAGACGAGTTTGTAGATTCTCTGACTCCGGCAAAAGAAGTTGTAGATAGAGAACAGGAGGCATATCGGTCAATGGGTAGGTATGCCTATATCGATCAAGCAAATGCAGAGATAGCGAACATTTTGAAGGTAGATACTTTGAGGTACTTCTTGAAGTAAGTTCAGGGCAAGACTCCCCCTTAATACAGACGGGTCAAATTCAAAAACACAGACGAGATTTTTTAAGGGGGCTTTTGTGGCAAATAGACAGAATAAAGACGTTTGGTCTGGATTTGACCAGCTTGTTTATGACAGTATCATTCCGTCTTTATTGGCGACGGAAGATATTCCAAAATCAATTGAGAAAGATGACCTAAAGCAATCGTTATTCTTACTATATTGGACGGAAAAGAATAGGTTTGAAGGGGATCGAGACTCAACGGCCAAGTGGCTAAGAGGCGTCTTGAGAAATATTATTATCTCTCTTCAGAATGAGCATAGGCCGGTTAAGAGCGAAGTTATAAGGCATTCTGACTATCACGATGTAGCTAATTTTGCTCCTACTGCCCAGGATCTTGATGTTTTCGTCTTAAAGATTGGGAACTCCTATAAGTTTGTCACGTCCATTACTGACAACCAAGACAGCATAGAGATTGACGAATCTTACCAGAAATGGTTTGTTGCGGTGTCACGCCGCTTAATCTACGAGATATTTACCCTTTCGTCTTCCAGACCTCGCTTAACAAAAGAACAATGCGACTCCTATCTTGATTACTTACTAAACAAAATAACCAAGACAGAGCTTTCTAGGGTCTTGAGAAAAACTCATGTACTTCCCAATGGAATATCTATGTTTATCAAAAGGTTAAATAAACATTTCGCATCGATTCTTTTCAAGAGAGGTATGGTGACAGAAGAAAAGTTACTGGCTTTAGGTATTAGTGGATGGAAAGAAAGATTAGGCATAGTCAGGGATGACGCATTTCAGGAGTTTGCTGAGGAATAACCCTAAAGTAAACTAGATGTTACATTTATATAAAACACACCCTATTTCTGGATTATTATATGGGGACAGTCAATAGGGTGGTGTTTTACTTGAAGAAACTTGTCCGAGATTCCATTGATGCTGATTTGAAGAAGATCCTAGGCAAAGACGCAAATCTTGACCTCTTTACTAGACAAGATATGGTCGAATTGACCACTGCGGCTATGCTACCCGGAAATCAGAAAGTATTCGCTCAAAGAGCCGAGAAAATTTATGCCTCAAGGCTTAGGGAGTGGGAACAAGAGGAAGCGACCCGCAAACTACAGGAAGCTCAGGAAGCAGAAGAACTAAAGAATAGGCCAAAGCCTATCAGTCTTGACCCTGATGACCCCTTATTTAACGACGAGAATTACGCTTACTTTCGAAAGCATGGACCTAAGAAGTTTATAGAGAAGAGGAGCAAGGAATTTGCCGCTGAGTATGACCTCAGAAATCCTGCCGATTCTTCTCAGATACACACAGTCATCGTGTTAGAGCTTAGGTTAATGCAACTTACAGAACAAGCAGAGATGATGGTCGCCAGTAACGAGATTATTGACGACGAATTATATAAAAAGATCGATTCCACAAGGACTTCGCTTTCCAGAGTTTTGTCTGATTTGTCTATACTGAAGAAATACAGGGCCGAAGACGAGTCTAAGAACAATCTCGCTGACTTAATAAGGCTTTATGACAAATACTATGACACTCCCCAGAAAGACTTACTTAGGCAAATACGAAAAGAAAAGGTAGGCAAGACGCTTACCGAAGAGCAAATAGAAGAGATATCCAATCTTCGGAAAAAGATTAGGAACGATGAAGAGAATCAGGTATCTATCCCGAAGCATTACTTTGAAGCCGTAAAAAAAAATCTCTTAACTGAGTCAGAGCTTTTGCTGATAGAACATCTTAGATATGATCCGGTTTATGCCGCTAAGGTTTTGTATGATATCTCGTTAGACTGGCATCAGGCAATGGTATTGCGGAACTGGTGGCAATTCAAACCATTCTACATGCTCTTAGGTGGTCGTGGTATTGCTAAAACCTTCTTAGGGGGGCTTTATTCTCTATTGGTGACGGCACTCTTTACCAATGAGATTGTTATTATTGTTGCCCCGTCTTTTAGGCAGTCTTCTCAGATGTGGCAAGAAGCCACAAATGTTGTGACTGGACAAAAGGGAAACGATTCTTCTATTGGGTCTAGCTGTCTCGATGGGGAACCAAAGAGGAACCCAGACCAAAGAGAGATAAACTCAAAGACTGGATCTAAGATAATGGCTTTGCCTTTGGGGACCGGCGAGAAGATTAGGTCAAAAAGAGCTACCAGGCTAATGATAGACGAGCGGCAAGATGTGCCTCAGTTTGCGTTAGATGTTGTAGTTAAACCTTTTGCTAGTGTTAGCCAAAACCCAATGGAGAGGGTAAGGCAAAAGAAGATGGGGGTTGAGTCAGATCCTGCGTTTAGCATAATCAACTCTGGAACCGGTGGGTTTGCTGATACTCCTTATCATAGGGAATTTGAGTATTTCCTCGCAAATGATGGGGAAAAATACATGATTGACATAGTGACTGTAGACGATCCTTCTCCTGGCTATATCAACGAAGATATTGTCGAAGAAGTCAAGAGGTCACTAAAAGACGATGCCGGCCTATTCGGAGCAGAGTATTACGGGAAGTTCATTTCTCAACAGAACATCTTTTATCCTCCTTCATTATTCTTAGATGCTTGTAGTGAAAGATGTCCTATAAGGCTTATGGGGTTTCCTAGAAAAGAATACTACTTTGGTATTGACCCGATAAGCGGCGGGGAAACGACCGGAGACGTTATGGTCGTATCTGTCTTTGAATATGACCAGGAGTTCCAGACTGCAAATCTTGTATATCTCAAGGGCGTACATCTTGAGTATGCAAAAGACTTAGCAAATTTCATTCGAGAATTAGTTGTTTCATTTGAGCATAATGGTGGAACTGTTGCAGGAATAGCTTTAGAAATGCGTGGTGGTGGTTTCTCTATAAGAGAGAGACTCATGGAAGAGGCTAAGGTTCGAAATCCATTTACCATGCAAGAAGTTACGGTCCCTCCAATAGTTCCAATAGATTCTCCCGGAGACATTATTGGACGTAGAATCCTTCATTGCATATTCGGAAATTCTACATTGAATATGGTCCATCACTTTAATTTCAAGGAAGCCCTTAACAACAAGGAGCTCTTCTTACCAAAGGTGGCCACGACTCAAGACGAAAAGTTAGACAAGCAGTATATTGCTGAGATTCAGGCAATATATGATGAATTTACTACTCTTCGTCAAGAGGCAAAGAGCCTAGTGACTAAGACAACACGGAGTGGTGATATTGTTTTACAACCCCCTTCAGACCGTTATCACGATGACTATGTATTTGCTTCTATACGTGGATATTCTTTGGTAAAGGAAAGACAGCTTCAGGGGACAAAAGCAAGGGCGAAACCTAAGCTAATTATCAGAGAAGGATCTCCGTGGGACACAGGAGGTACTGCCTATGGACACACCAAACAACCATTTAATATATGAGATAGACGATCCAATGATAGCCTCGCTTGGTTATCATAAGACAATTGCAATGAAAACTGTCCAAGGGAATCCCATGGATCTCAAGGCAGCGGATATGGTGTCTACCGATGAGAGAGCCATAATGGAAGCTTGTATTGATGCTTTCTTTACCGATGAGATCATTGGCGGGGCAGTTGAAATTATGGTCGGTATGAGCATTTCAGACCATACGCTGACTGAGCTTGACGAAGAGAATACAAAGCTTTACGACTGGTATCTTCGTGATGTTTTAGAGATAGACAATTTCTTAGAAGAAGTCTTTTGGGGACTTTTTGTTACCAATAATGTCTATTTCCAGAGGATTTTAGGGATAAAGGAAATTCCAGAGGACATTAAGATAAACAATGCCAATAAGGTTGTTGGTAAATATCAGGCGTTAAACCCACTTGCAGTAACTATCGAGGGGCCATTAACCGAACCAGACAATCTTATCTATAAGGTACAGCAAGAGATGGACGATCTTGAGTCTGATACTACTGAAGATGAGTTAACACTTAAAGCAGATGATATTTTACATATATCAGACAAAAGAGAATACCAGCGTTACGGAATGCCAATAATTAGAAGGGCTTTGCCGTCGATTCTAAGAAAGAATAAGATGTTTTCGGCTGACATAGCCACACTTAACGGGCTTATCAATCAGATAGTGCTTGTTACTTTGGCTTCCCCGGAAGAGGGGGAACTAGAAAGCATTAGTTCTGGACTTAGCAATATCTCACGGGCAATGACCCTTATCTATGATGACCGATTAAAAGTAGAGTTCAAACATCCAGATATAGATATTCTTGGTTCAGAAAAGTATGACGACGTAAACGATACCATTTCCAATACTATGGGTGTCAATTTTGGGTTTACGAATAAAAAGACGAGTTATGCTTCAGGGACCATAGAGCTTAGGCTATTGACTAAGAGATTGGCCAGGCTCAGAAAGATAGTAGCTAGGGTTATAACAAAAGAACTTCGCCGTTTTGCAAAAGCCGTTGGATTAAAAGACAGAGTTGTCTTCAGATTCAAACCATTCGATCTTGAGAACGAGAAATTTATCAGTTCCGTTCTCTTACCATTGCGTCGTGAAGGTCTCCTTTCTGCCTACACGACTCTTAACAGTGCTAACTTCAATCCAGAAAACGAGTTCAAGCAACTGGAAGAGGAGCAGAAGTTGCAGAAGAAAGGATTGCTACTCCCATTGAACAACAATCCAAATGCTGGAAAGCCTGCCGGAACGCCGTCCGATTATCCAGACGAAAGAGAAGAAGTTAAGGATTCCCCAATGGGCAATGAATGAGGGGGTGTATTACCTTGCCTAAAGGTTTCAAGACAAAGGTCATTGTGCGGCCTGAAAGTATAAATATTGTAGCCAAAGCCGCTGATGGCAGACCTTCCAAGCTTGAAATGGAGTATATTCTGCTTCATACATTACCAAAAGAGCTTGGGACTAATGTAGAGAAAGTACAGGAGTTTATCAATAGGAATGGGGTTGCGTTCCTAGATGAGGAAGTAAAAGAAAAATATTCAACTATCAATGGATCTCTCGTAAGAGTTGAACATAATCCAAAGAACAACATAGCTGCAAATATCGATTCCAAATATACGGCGGCCACAGAAGACAATGGCGGGTACGTGACCGTAAAAGCCATGCTTGACCTTGAAGCGGTTGACGAATGGGTCTTGTCGGCTCTCCAAGAGAAGAAGGCAGCCTTTTCAATGGAGGTTTACTTCGGTAGCTATAGATATTTGTGGGTCAACGAAAAAGGCGAGATCCAAGTAACAGATTTTTACCCATTGGGTGGAGATGAAATCACCATGCTTGGTTATGTTGCAAGCGGGATAGCTGAATTCTCTGGCAGTGCGGTAACTCTTAATCCGGCAGATACGGGGGCAGTTTTGCTTAGCATTGGAGATCCCCAGGACGATCTTGGGGGCAAGGAAGAGGCAATAAACAAAGAAGCAGCTTCGGTTAAGGAGGAAGAAGAAGTTGACCCAGAAGCCAATCAAGAGATGGCCAAAGAAGAAGCGACTGACGAATCCTCTGGGGACACTGACATTAAGACAGAAAATGCAGAGGTTAATACCGAAGATGCTGAGGTTGATAAAACCGACGAAGCAGTAATAGTTGAACAGGCAGAGGATAAAGAGGGAATCAACGATTCTAACGAGGAACCAAAAGAGGATTCTGATAAGACCTCTGCGGAAGATGAAACTGCGGACATTATTGACGAGAAGGTTCTTGTCCTGAAAGCAGAGCTTGATGGTCTTTTAGAGAAAGTAAAAGAGCTTGAAGCATTGCAGGCGAGTTTTGAGATCCTTAAAAAGGAAGCTGAGGGATATAAAGAACTTGCCGAATCTCTAAAGAAGGAACTTGAGGAGAAAGAGGGCAAGATAAAAGAGCTTTCCTCACAGGTAAGGTTCACAGAAGTTAAGGAAAGGATTATAAGCAATGGTCTTGAGTTCTCCGATGACGAGATCAAGATGATAGCTTCTAAGACTGATGAGGAAGTTGAATTCTTTATTAACCTTGCTGTCAAAGCCGTAGGAAGTAGGGGTAAGCCAATATATACAGAGCTTAAGGGAAGCAAGAAAAGTGATGGAGAAGAGAATCCTTTCACAAAAGTTAGGAGACTAAAGGAACAAGAGGGGGTAATCTAATATGTTAGTTAATCAGAATACTTATGCGGAAAACATTCAGGTTTATTGGGCTCCTGGTGTTGTAAGCCAACAGACGAATATGAAGGCCGCTACAGCTCTTATAAGTGGACAGCCAGCAAAGAGATCAGGTGGAGAGATTGTTGCCATAGCAAGCACTGATATTCCTGATGGGTTTGTCCTTCATACAGTTGATGCGGATGAATATGTTGTTCTTGTTGCCAACATTTCGAAGGTCCAGCTTAAGATAAATTCTGATATTCATGCTGCTGTGACGTTTAGTGTTGACGATACTGTCTACTGGAGCACGGTAAATTCCAACTATACTAATGCAGCCGTTACCAGCGATACCGTTGAAATCGGTAAGGTTGTTGCGGTTGAGGCCGACTATATCATAGTCGTTCTGAAGTAATTATTATCATGTCCTATCAAGGGGGTTTTGCACATGACTAAGACTGAAATTTCAGCCGAGGAACTCCAGGCTCTTAGGCAGCTCTACAGAGAGACTGCAAGCGGGAATCCAGAGGCCATAAGGAAGAACAATGAAGACCTTTCGCTTGCTGTTGAGGAAGGAACCGACGAAATAATGAAGAGTATTGGTGCTTACACTGCACCAACTAATATCTCAGATCAGGTTGCCCTCAACACAATCGATGTTGGTTATGGTAGAAAGCTTCTTGGTTATAAGAGGCTTACAGATCCTACAATGGTTCCTGGGTTTGTCAATACCAATGCTAATACCAAGCTGAGAGTCATCACCATAAATAAGTATGGAGGTATGCCACAGGAAATCATTGCCGAGCCCGGCTTTACCACATTTACGGAATACATAATCGGTGATACCGTTTATGTGCCAGAAAGCAATGTACTCAGCGGGAATCTCGACGAAAGAAACAACGCAAGGAGACAGCTTGTAAATAACCTGCTCTATAAAGAGGACCAGGATTTCAAAGTCATTCTTGCGGCTGCTATCAATACTAGTCTGTATAACAATACGACATCTTGGGCTTCTGATGCAGTTACAACTACCAGCCTCAGACAGGTTATCGCTTGGTTTGCAGACAACGGTATGACAGACGAGAGCAAGATTACTGCTCTTATGCCGTTTACCGTCAAAGAAGCTCTTAATGAGAGTGCTCTTAGCTCATATAAGCTTAATCTTTCCGAAAGATTTGCGGGGACCGTACTCACCGTTCCAGTTTCTGAGAGAGATGGGGACCTTAAGACGACCTTCAATAGCAACGAGATTTACTTCATCTATACAGACGGTATTGTAGGTAGGATCTGGTCCAGAGGAAATACAAACATTCTCCAGATGGATAACAGAAGAGGAGAGTACCTTATCGGATACAGAGGAGACAGAGTAGTCTCTATGGGTATCTTTGACCCATATAGAATCTACAAGGTAACTCTTACTGCTTAATTTTTTAGAAATATAGGGGGAGGGGTTTATATCCCTCTCCCCATATTTATCTAAGGAGGTCTTTAGATGCTATATAGAAACAAAACAGATAAAATTCTTGTTGCTAGGAACTACCTTTTTAGACCAAAGCAGCAAGTATTCATATCCCCTTTCGATGAAAAGCAAATAGGAGATTTCCTAGAAGAGCTTATTGCAAAGGGAAAGATAGAGAGGATTGATTCAGGAGAGCTTATGAAAGCTAACGGAAAAGTGCCGGAGAAGGTTGAACAAGCTTCTGAAGAGATCATAAAAGAGGAATCTGAAAAAGAAGAGGCTAAGGAAGAAGAGCCTAAACCTATAGAAAAGAAACAGGAAACGAAGAAAAGAGGTAGACCGTCCACTAAGAAAAAGTAGTGAAGGTCTGGAAGGTGATTGCAAATGACAGTTACCGCAGATGTTCAGAAAATTATCGACAAGACACGTCGATTATCTAAGAAGTATAGTCTCGATATATCGGATACT